ATTTATAGATATTATTCCATGTAAGGACTTAATTTAAAAAGGACAATATAGCTTAATGGTAGAGCAGATTCAAAGTGGCGAAAGTAGGTTAAGGCTCATAAGGTCTTCTATATCTTAAACTTAGAGTGCATTCGGTAGCGGTTCGACTCCGTTTATTGTTCCAAATTATAACTAAGTAGATAAGTCTGCACCACTAATCTTTAAATAACACCAGAAATGCGCAGAAAACTGTAGTAGCTTAGGTTTATAAATAACTAAAAAAATAATAATTATGAAAGA